CACTTGCTGGATATGCTGGAGATGAAGTTACAACTGCAGAACTACTAATTTCAATTGATCCAGAACCAACATATGACTTAACAAGTTTTTCATCAGTTGCAGCACCAGAAAATTGATATAGAATGGTATTTTCTGGAGTTTGAGCAATAAATGATTCTTGAGCACTACCAGAAACAGTTAATGTAATAGTTTCTTCTGGAGTCTGTGCAGAATATGATTCAGAATCTCCAGATAGAGAAAGTATTGTTCCAAATCCAACATATGATTCGGTATTTCTTTCAATAAGTGTTTCAGAAACAAATATAGTTCCAATACCAAGATAAGATGATGTATATTTCTCAATAATAGGAGTGGTCTCTTGAGAAATTGTAATTAAACCTTCTGTTTGATAACCTTGATATACATTTATTTCTCTGTTGGAAGAAATTCCAGAAATTGTAAAGAGTCCAGTTCCAATTTCGGTTGCTGGGGTAAAGCTTTCAGTAGCACCAATCTCAACACCATCAAGATCACCATTTGCTGTAGTACCAATACCAAGAATATAAATTGTACCCTTAGCAAATATCGGTAAAGTTGCTCTGTAGAATGTTAGTTGTTTATCATCATTAATTCTAATGGTTCCGATACCGGAACTTGGATCAGTGATAAGAGCATTTCTTGGATATATTGGAGAATAATAATGAGTTTGAGCAATTCCACTAGATATATTGAGTGATACTGGTTCTGCAATATAAGTTGTTCTTGTGTAACTCCAAGATTTACCGACAGATGGACCTCCAGGATAAGCTTCAGTATCTTGAGGACTGAATCCATTGACAATATTAATTGACCCAGAAGAAACATAAGAATCAATTTCAGATTTATCAGCAGCACCAGAAATTTGAATTCCAGTTGTTCCAATACCAATATTTTTCTCAATACCATAATGTGGTGTATAATCAATTTGGGGATGGATAAGTTCCCCAGAGAATGTAAAGAGTTGTGTATTTTCTGGTGTATTTGCACCAAAAGATTCTATAGCATTACCGAGAATATTAATTGTACCGCCGATAAATCCAGTTCCAATTCCAGAAGTAGGAATAAAGACAGTACTGGATTCTAATCCGGTATCGGAAAGAATGACAGTTTCAATACCAACATAAGATTTAGTTCTGGAGAGTACAGCAGCAACTACTTCTGCCTGTTGATCTAGGAATATCGTTCCGAGACCAATATAAATATCCGTTTCACTATGAGTGGAAATGCCAGTAATATTAATTGTTCCACCACGGCGTCTACCAAAACCAAAGGAATCAGTTTCACTATAAGTAGCAGATCCAATAATGTTGATTGTTCCACTACCATCTGGAGATGGGGTATAATCAACATCTGGATAAACTAAAGTAGTTCCAGATAAAGTTATTTGCCCATATGGATATAATGCTTGTACTTCTGAGGAAGTTGAACCATAATCTTCCGTTTCACCACCAAGTATAGTTACAAATCCATAATCATCAGATGTTTCTGATAATCCTGATGATATGAATCCGAAACTTGGAGTAATATCAGTAAAGGTTGAAGATTCATTATATGAATGAGTTCTAGATTCTAAACCTGTTTCAGATAGTATGATTGTTGGTATATCAACAACACTATTACTGATGAAGGAAACATTAGAAATTCCAGAAATATTAATTGTTCCATTACCAGAAACAGATGGAGTATAATCAATATTTGGAGCAACAAGTTCTCCAGAAATAACAAATAGTGTTGTACTATCATTACCATAAGTAAGTGGAATATTTCCAGAAGATCCAGAAATACTAATAGTTCCAAATGGATTTATTGTTTGATTTTCACCTAATCCAGTATCCAATCCATAATCAATAGATTCTCCATAAGGTTCACTTGCAAAACCATAATCAATGATTTCTGATATTATTCCAGTAACTAGTAAGAAATCTTCAGAAGAATAAGATAATATTGAAGACTCATTATAATCATAAGTAAAGGACTCAACTTTTTCTCCAAATCCAAATAGTGTACCTGAAGTATCATCAGGACTATAAGTGACTTTACATTCTGCAGATCCAGAGAAGTTTTTATTTGTATAGGCAACATCAGCCGAACCACTTAATGTTAGTGATCCAAATGGAATTACAGTACCAAACTGTATATTTCCACTATCTTCTTCAGCGGAATATAATTCAGTAATCAATCCATAATCAATAGTTGAAGTTACTGGACTTGAAATAGATCCGGAATCTTCGGTAACAACAGAGATACCGGAAGACTCATTATAATCATAAGTAAAGGACTCAACTTTTTGTCCAAATCCAAATAAAGTACCTAAAGTATCATCTGGACTATAGGTAACTTTGCATTCTGCAGATCCAGAGAAGTTTTTATTTGTATAGACAACATCAGCTGAACCACTTAATGTTAGTGATCCAAATGGAATTAGAGTACCAAACTCTACACTTCCATTATCTTCTTCTCCGGAATAAATTTCTGTGATTAATCCATAATCAATTGTTGAAGTTACTGGACTTGTGATAGATCCAGAATCTTCAACAATTGTTATTACGGATGAAGACTCATTATAATCATAAGTAACAGTTTCAAGTTTTTCTCCAAATCCAAATAAAGTACCTGAAGTATCATCTGGGCTATAGGTAACTTTATATTCTGCAGATATTGGATAGAAATTGAGATTGAAGTATTCAGTTTCCGCTGATCCACTTAAAGTTAAAGAACCAAATGTACTTAAGTTACTAAATTCAATACTTCCACTATCTTCTTGGCCAGAAAAAGATTCGGAAACTAATCCATAATCTAGAATCGATGTTGTTGAACTTGTAATAGATTGAGAATCTTCAATGACAAAAGGTACAAAAGAAAATTCATTATAGTCATAAGTAATAGATTCTTCTTTTTGACCAATATTTAATAAAGTTGCAGTATTTTCTGGTGGATTATATACAACTCTATAGTTTGCTCCAGTATTATAAGTTTTTATATTTGGTGGATCTATTACTAACGCCGATCCAGAAATATTAAGTGTACCAAAAGGATCTATTTGATCAACATTAAAAATAAAGCTGTAATCTTCATTACCCTGACTAGGACTTTCAGTTAATTGTCCATAATCTATAGAAGATGTGGAAGGATTGGATATTGATGAAAAATCTTCAGATATAAATGATTTTGAAGAATCTTCGTTATAAGAAAATCCAACTCTTTCCGTAGAAAATACTGAAATATCCGATGTTAATACTGGTAGTTCAGGTTTAAAAGTATTAACAACTAATTTACTTTCAGCTGTGCCACTTATTGTTATATTGGTCTCTTCTACATTATCATTAATAGTCGGAACATATGTTACTCCTTCCGTCCCACTATTAGATAAAGAAATATAAAGGCTATTTTTATAATTCTTTATTAAATAATTTGCAGAAATATTAGAAAATGATATTACTCCTGTTGAAGATCCAGGAGATACATTTAAATCGTAGTTATATAATTTTTTTTCTGAATAGTCAGATCCAGAACTAATGATAAGTGGGCCTCCTTCAACACCTCCACTCCATATCTCTGGATTTGGTTGACCGATATTTACTGGGGATGTCATTTATAACCTCCCCCAGATACATCTGGTATTACTTTTCTTTGCAAATCATTGGAAAGTTGAAAAATGATACTAAATCCAATCCAACGAATAATTATACCACTAAAAATAATTGATTTGAAATTAAGATCAAAATATTTTTCAAATATTGAAGATTTTTTATGATACTCAGTTGTTTTATTAAATATTTTTAATTTTCCAAAAGGCACTAAAGTTTCTGTACAATTTATCATGTACAAATCGGTACAGAATTCAACCTCCTGGTATAAGTTTCCACAATCATCCGTTTCCCAAGAAGAATTTGATAAAAGACCAAAATCTTCTTGAGAATATTCATTAATAGTAGATGAATTATACTCGTAAATATTCATCCTATCACAACAATAAAAGATCTTCTAATAAAAAAGGGGACTGTGTTCATTACAATCCCCAAAATCTCAATTATATATTTATTTATGAATCAGTCAAGAGCAACATTAAGGGTAATCTTAATTTGGTCTCCATTATTCTGAATGCTGTAAGGACCATTTGTGAATCTTTCAGCATACATGATTGAACTATAAAGAGTTGCAGTATTAAGTCCAACAGTTGCATTCATTGTTGGAGAAAGTGATGGAGTAGTGTAGAACTCATTTGCATTTGGAACACTGAATACTGTGTAAGTTCCAGAAGCGGTAGTAGTATTACCTGTGCCTGATGCAACATATAGAACATCACCAGCAACTAATTGGTGACCTACTGCACTAATCTTACCAAAACTAAAGGTAACACTTGGATCTGTAGCAACCTGAATGTTATCGATAAGGGCTTTATCCAAGTATACAACTTTTAGAGCTCTATCAATACCAATGACTTGAGTTCCTGTTTGGACACCAGCATTACCGCCAACAATCATTCCTAGAGTTAAGTCATCAACACTTTGATCTGGATCAATTGTGATGTATTGGTTTCCAACAACTCCGATAACTGGATCAGTGTTATCTCCTTTAGATACTGTGGTTCCAACACCTACAGTTGCAAAGTGTCTAACACCTTGAACTGAAACAGGCATATTATTTGCACGGGTTACATAATAACCATAAACATCACCAGCGTCTCCAGTAAATGTAAATGTCTGTTCTGGATAAGTAGCAGTAGTTCCAGAACCTACATTGTTAATTCTCCAACGAGATCCGTTTAGAAGAATACCTGTTTGTGATGTATAAGCTTGATCCGATCTATTATTTACACAATATGGATAACCAGTTGATGGTGCATATCCATAAGCATTAGTATTACCAACTCCATATGGTTCAAAATAAGCGGTTGGTGAAGGAACATCCGATTCCGCTGGAGTCGTGTTACTAGTGAAGAGTTTGAGAACAAGGTTTCTGGGAGATTGATCAGCCAAAGATGCGGTATGATTATTCTGAGCAATCAAATACCTTAGTGATTCAATTTCTCCAATATTGGGAACTAATAGTGCCATTTAAACAACTCCGTACAACTTGGTAACTTTTGATAACTATCTTTATTTATAATTTTAATTTTAAAGAGATTAGAAATCGATTCATATTATTGACTGCGATGACATCAAATGTCAATATATCACCAGCAACAATAGTCGTATCCCAATTATTTAGGTTATCATCACGAATTTTTCTAGAATTTGTCATTTGTGGGTAAACTCCACCTACTATTGATGTAAAAGTTGGGAAATTG